CTACTGCTATCCATGGTCTCATTCCTAATCTATAACTAAGTTCCCATTGGCGTCCCATGTATGCTGCGATACCGATGAGAAAGTGGAACACAATAAGTTGATATGGTCCACCGTTATACAACCACTCATCGAGGGTTGCAGCTTCCCAGATTGGGTAGAAGTGAAGACCGATTGCGTTAGACGATGGGACGATTGCCCCTGAGATGATGTTGTTTCCATAGAGTAGAGAGCCAGCTACTGGTTCACGTATCCCGTCTATGTCTACAGGCGGTGCTGAGATGAAAGCGATAATGAAGCAAGTAGCTGCAGTAAGTAAGCATGGAATCATGAGTACACCAAACCAACCAACGTAGAGTCGGTTGTTGGTGCTTGTTACCCAATCACAGAACTGATTCCAATTATTCTGTTGAGGTAAGGTTAGTGTTGACATCTATTTCTTGTTCTTTTTCTTTTGGTATGGTCCCATCTCTCTGTCGTAATCTTTCTTACGATTTCTTACAGCATCTGTAACAAGTTTCAATTGATCCCTCCAAGATCTTTTCTTCTTTTTCTCAGCCATTATGATACCACCGTTTCACTAGCTGCTACTGTACCGTCAGCTGTATCTCCAGCAAGTTTATCACATCGAGCAAGTTGAGCAGTAGTACTTGCACTATTATTGTATGGTATAAACCATCTAGCTCCTGTCTCATGCACCATGTATTCTACGTGCATAGCATCGTTTCTGTTTTTAGGATCATATCCTACAACAGCTGTTCCATCTCCTCTAGCCATAATTAATCTCCATTAGAATTGTAAGTTGTCAGATCGGTCTAATTTTTGTATAATGTCTTGTCTATAAGCAGGATCCTTTTCATATCTAGGATCACTCATAGCTTTTACTAATTCAGCTTGACTTCTAAACTCATCTCTGCCATCTTTTGGTGCTTTACCTGAGTAATGAGTACCCTCATAACCGTTAGCTGCTTCATACTGATTCTTCAATCCAGACACAGCTAACTTAATAGCTTCAACACTACCAGTATTAACTATATTATCGAAGGCTTCTATTGATTGTTGGTCTAAATTCTGACTAGCCCAATTAACTATATCAGTATATGATTGTTCTCCGCCAGCAAAGTTCTTTACTTGATTAACTTGAGCTTCAGATATATCATCACCTTCTGCTTGAGTATATCCAGATTCATAAGCTCTGCCAGCTAAGTATGCATTAATAGATGCTCTAGATAACCCAGCATCTTCCAATGATTTGTACATATCATCAGTGATGCTACCTTGATTCTCATGGAAATGTTTACTAATACTCCACGGATCTACTTCTGAATCTTTAAATATATCACCTAGCTTCTCACCGTAAATATCATTAACTGCTTCGTAATTGACTTTACCATCTTCTAGATAATATTCAACATCTTCTTCAGTTTCTTCCTCTTCTTTATCCTCTGTTTCTGAGTCAGAAGCTTCGGTGTCCCCAGCTTCTTCGCTATCTTCAGTACTTTTTCCTCCAAGTTTTTTTTGAAGTTCGACATAAGCCTTTTCTAATTCTTCTGCGTCTTTATATTTACCTGCTAATAATTGTTCTTGTTGTTCTACTAGTTCTGAACCTACCTTCAGAGCCTCTTGCTCTTCTTGAGATAGGTTTTCAGTATTAGTTTCTTCACTAGTACCAGGATCGTATGTTAATGTTTCTGCCATAATTATTGAGGTGGTGTAATTGCTTGACTTAATGCATCGATTCTTCCTTGAGCATCAGGATCTTTTGATGCATCCATGAGTGGTGTAGATGCTAACTGACCAGCTTGATCTGTTAAGGATTGATTAGCATACTCCATTTGTTTCTGCTGTAAATCAGCTTGAAGTTGTTCAGGAGTTTTAATTAGATTCAATACATCTATACCTTGTGCTGCTGCTAATCTTTTAATAGCTTCACTAGGATCTACAAATTTAATTAATGCTTCTGGTCCTAAAGTTTGAGTTATAGTCTGAATGAATGTAGTTAAAGCTTCTCTATCTTGTCCTCTGCCTAAAGCATTAACACCAGCTACAATCTTAGGTCTTACTAAATCTTTAGGTAGCTTAGGTAATTGATTACTACGTTGTAATACTAGCAGTGTTCTATTCAGATAAGGTACAAGGAACTCAATAGTTAATAAACTAAAGAGACCACCGAGTTGTTCATTCAACTCTTGTTGTGTCATCCGAACTTCTTCTGCTGTAGTTCTTTCACTATCCCTTACATTCATCACAAGGAAAGCTTCTAATATTCTTTTTTCTATTACTGTTGCTAGCTGTGCAGCTGTAGCAAAGTCAGCTGTTTTACCTACTTGTACTACACCTACATCTTCTGGTCTACCTTGAATGATAGCACCGTTACCAGCCTTGGATAAGGTCTGTGGTTTAGTAGTAGCTGAAGGAGATACTAAGAATATAACTTTAGATGCTACACTAGCGCCCTCTACGAGAGCCTGTGATAGGCCATCAAGTGATCTTAGGTCTCCTATGAACTCTTCTACTCTACCACGTCCGTAGTCCTCTCCATCAACTGTATTAAAGCGAAGAACTAACCAAGGTGAGGCAGACTTCGGTGCTGTGCTACGGCTATTAGGAAGAACAATACCTTCTGCTTCCTGATACCAAACCCAACGACCACTCTTCTCATCTAGTTTAACGCAAGTGTACACTTCTACGTCGTCTTCATCTGAACCTGTTTTATACCCATCATCACCTGGTGCATTAGGCATTGGTTCAGGCAGTTCAATACCTAAAACCTTTCTACTAATTAATTCTTTCGTTACTATTTCTAGTAAGTTTCCATTACCATCTCTGTTAATAACATATCTTTGTAGTGGGTAATGTTTTAAACCATCCTTACCCATAAAGATGAGAGCATTACCTGATACAATCAGATGTTTTAATGCTTGGTGTACGACTACTCTATCACTTGATGCAGCGATGTAGTCCATCACCATTCTCTCTATCTTAGAGAAAGATAAATCTAATTCACTTCTCATTGCTGGATCTAATTCCTCTCCTAACTTATCATCTCTGACTTGTAGTTTAAAGAAACTAGTTTGTGGAGGTAGCATAGCTAACATTAACTTAGCTGCTAATGTAACTACTGCCTTAGCTCCAACTGACTGCCAAGGTTGTACTAAGCTTTTAGTATTCCCTCGCTGTCTAAGATCATGTTGTACTAAATATGGTAAGGTAAGTTGTGAGCACTCAACAGCTGTATCTAAGAAAGCTGATCTTGCTGTAGATAATTGTGAGTATCTTTCCTTAGCCTTCATCATACATTAAGTCCTCCAGAATTTGTACCTGCTGAAGCAGTATTTAATGGTATAGTTAATGCAGATGTACCAGTTCTTTTAGCTCCGCCTGGCCCTCTTTTCTTTTTACTGGAACCAAATGCTATATCTGATACTGCATCAGGGTCGAGTAAATCTTTTTCTTTTGGTAGTGGTTGAGATTTAGCCATCTCGTTAGCTATTCTAGGTTGAATAGGATTAGGAGTTGGTAAATAAGTTACTCCTCCTCCACGTCCGAAAATACACATTATTCTTCTTCTAGTATTTGTTTAATATACTGTACCACGCTTTGTTGACCAGCACGATACATAATGGATGGAAGTTCTTCTTTAGGATGGACTGGTTGCCAAGCGAACTTCTGTTCAAGGTCGGCAACTATTCCTTCTAGCTTTTGGGAATAAACCTTAAGCGTATTGGGGTAGATTGGTGTTGTCATGTTCAAAAAATGCTGGCATTCTTGCTGCCTTAGTGTCAGAAAACTCTGGTGCTTTGCCTTGATACATTAAAGAATCACTAGCATCCAGCCAGAATTTTTTGTCCAAATATTTATCGGTAGTATTTATACCTAGTGGCTCTAATATCCAATGAATAGTTGCCTTCCTAAGACGGTCCAGAGAAGGAGAAGGAGAAAGCCCCAACTCTGCACATACAAGTGAATTAGATCCCACGTGGATTTGCTCGTCTCGACTGATATCTGCCGATACTGTCCTAAGAGCAGCGTCCCCATTAAACCTAAAGAAAGGAAGTAGAACAAAGAATATAGCTCGTTCTGCGACAAGTGCTTTAGTAATGGTATGGTCAGGGTGCTCAATCCAAGCATCTCTTAACTTTAACGCCTCCTTTTCTGATTGTGAATCTTTATCTATACCATGAGCATCTACTATATAGCCCAGGGCAAGATCATGTTTAATCTCGTCTTGTACGTTTGATTCAAGGAGCTGCCTAGCAAGTGGTGGTACTTCTTTTTTAAGTGCTTCACGAATAAATTCTCCAACTGGCAACTCCATATGACGTATTGCG